TGTCATCGGTCAGGGTGAATACGATTTAGAGGCCATCCGTATTGAGGATACGCCGATCAGTTCTTTTGCTGAGATTGAATATGAGATCATTAACCCCGGTGGGAATGTCACACTGTTTGATACAGATGTCGTGACCGCCCCTGAAATCGCTGGGCAAGAACTTCTCTCTACTGGTGACGGTGGGGATTGGATTGGGCCGTTTGTTGCCAACCCGTCTGAAACCCAAACGACGTTATTGGCGCTGGATATGATCCTGCCAAAAGGTCTTTATTACGCCAATGACAGTGGCGGGTTGAACAGTCGCACCGCCTCATGGGATGTGGAAGCTCGTTTGATTGATGATGACGGCGTGGCGCTGGGGAGCTGGTTTAATCTCGGATCGGAAATCATTACGGACAATACTAATACAGCTATTCGAAAGACCTATAAATATCATGTGCCTGCAGGACGTTATGAAGTGCGCGCCATTCGCACCAATGCAAAAGATATGTCAGCCCGTGCAGGCAGTGATCTCAACTGGAATGCGCTTAAAGCCCATCTGGTAGGCGATGATGATTTTAGCAATGTCACACTTCTGGCCATGAAAATGCGGGCAACGGATAATTTGTCGCAACGATCATCACGGATGGTCAATTGCATCGTCACCCGCAAATTGCCGATTTGGGATAGCGTGGCCGGCTGGTCTGCACCGCAAGCCACACGATCCATCGCATGGGCTTGCGCTGATATTCTTAAAAGCAGCTATGGCGCAAGGCTGGAAGACAGCCGTATCGATTTGCAGGCGCTGGTCGCCTTGGATGCGATCTGGAGCGCACGCAGGGATACATTTAACGGCGTTTTTGATCGCAAGCTCACCGTGTGGGATGCCTTATCACAAGTGGCTCGCTGTGGTCGTGCCGTTGCATTCTTGCAAGGTGGTCTGGTGCGTTTTGTGCGGGATGAACCAAAAACCCTGCCTGTTGCATTGTTCTCAACTCGTAATATCGTTAAGGGCAGTTTCAAGATCGACTATGTGATGCCGGGCGAAGATACAGCGGATAGCGTCACGGTTGAATTCTTCAACGAAAAAACATGGAAGCCTGACGAGGTCACAGTCAGTATGCCCGATAGCAGTGCTGAGCAACCTGCGACCGTGTCGCTCTTTGGCAGTACGGACAAAGCCCATGCTATTCGTGAGGGTTTGTATATGGCTGCTGCCAATCGCTATCGCCGTCGCATGGTGAGTTTCAAAACGGAACTGGAAGGATTGATCCCGACCTATGGTGATTTGATTGCCATCTCTCATGATATGCCACGCTGGGGTGAAGCCGGTGATGTGGTCGCTTATGATCCTCCGTATTTGGATTTATCGGAAAGCGTGAGTTTCACCGAAGGTGATAGCCATTACATCGTGCTGCGTAAAAAAGACGGATCGGTCAGCGGGTCGTGGCTGGTGACAGCAGGCGCAACCGAACGGCAAGTCATGCTGGACGAAGAATTGGACTTCACACCCTACACAGGAAGCGAACAAGAACGCACGCATTTTGCCTTTGGCATTGGCGAGCAATGGGGCGTTCTGGCCCGTGTGACTGCCGTCAAACCGCGCGGTGATCTGGTCGAGATTGCCAGTGTGGTTGAAAACCCGCTGGTCCATACGGCGGATCAATAAATCAACAATCAATAACTATAGGAGTAAAAAACATGTCCCTTGCAGAATGGGGCCTGCTGTTCGGTGTACTTGCCAACAGCGTCGGCCTTTTAATCGCGCTGGTTAAAATCGTGGCGTGGATATCATCGCATATCGCCACGGTGAATGAGCGTCTCAACAACATCGAAAGCCAAGTCAATAACGACATCACCGGTCGCAAAGTCGTCGGTGAAATGCGTCAAGACATCGCCGTCATCAAAACCCAGATCACCGATATTCGGGACGATCTGAAGGCGATGCGTACCCCAATCAATTAACCCAACCACTCCAAAACCATGAAAGGAAAAATATCATGCTGACATTACTTGGAAGCCTGCTGGGCTTTTTATCATCCGCGTTTCCGGATTTCTTAAAACTCTGGCGCGATCACTCGGATCGCAAACATGAGCTGGCCATACTGGATCGACAAATGGAAGCGCAACGGCAAGGCCATACACAACGCCTTGAAGAAATACAGGTGCAGGCCGATATTGCCGAAAGCAATGCCCTATACAGCCACGCAAGCCAACCCAGTGGTGTTAAATGGGTGGAGGCTTTGCGGGCATCGGTGCGTCCGATTATCACTTATGCGTTTTTCATTCTGTTCGCCACGGTCAAAACCGCCGCTTTGCTCAAGCTGTTAGATCAGGGTGTCGGAGTTACCGACGGACTGATTGCCGTGTGGGATGGCGAAACACAGGCATTATTTGCGGCTGTGATGTCATTCTGGTTCGGTCAGCGTGCCTTGGCGAAATTCCGCTCTAACCCTTGATAAATAGCATCTTATTCACTTGATAAGCTTCGGAAACGAAGCGTTACTGTGATTGTAAAAAGCAATTGAAAACAAGGAGATAACACAATGAGCAAACTATTTTACAAAGCCATGATCGAAGACATCCAAAACGATAAATGCACCGATGCGGAGCTGGAGGCTCTGCTAGATGCTTTTGAATATACGGTCAAGAAAATGGCTACCACACTGGCTCGAAAATCTTGGTATGCGATGGAAGATTACGCCACATCCAAACAGCGCGGCATCGACCGTTTTAATCTGACGCTAGAACGACGAAACGTCAACGGCCAGGAACAATGGTGGGGCGCATTTGAATACGGCAGCAAGAAACTCAAAATCATAGGGACATTGGAAAAATGAGACATATCACACAAAACGGATTGGACCTGATCAAACGGTTCGAGGGCTTCTCTCGGACCGTTTATTTTTGTCCCGCTGGTTACCCGACCATCGGTTACGGCCATGTTGTCAAGCCATATGAAAATTTCTCAGCAGGCATTGACGAAGCGCAGGCAGAGGAATTATTACGCCAAGATGCCGTTATCGCCGAACGGGCTGTTTTACGACTAATTAACGTGCCACTCACAGACGGACAGTTTGATGCGCTGGTATCATTCACCTACAATCTTGGCGGTGGAGCACTCCAACGCTCAACACTGCGCCGTAAAATCAACCGTGAAGAACACGCCGATGTGCCAGAGCAATTCATGCGCTGGGTCTGGGCGGGTGGTCGTAAGCTAAAGGGGCTTATACGTCGTCGAGAGGCTGAGACTGAGATTTACGCTCTATAAGAGTATTTTAAGACTATGTCCGAAAAAATAGAGAAAGCTATCAGAAACATTTAGGCACCACTCTCCAGTGGTGCCAATGTTATACTAACTTTTTCAGAAAGACTAACGTGCGCATGTGTGTGTTAATAATTTGAGTGAAGCGCGTATTCAATATACTTCCTGGCTACGCTTTGCGTCAAGCTCTTTGCCAAAATTGAATCCCTCCCAAGTTGTAAACCATAATTGTTTTGATGTATTAAAACCCTGAAAATTAATCAATGAATTCTGCAGAGTTGTGTCATCAATATTGTATGCCTGCATAATTTTTATTTTGGTCTCAGTTTTTATAAAAGGACACGAAAGCATATCAAAGAACAGCATCGTATGTTCAGAGCTCTTGCTTCGAATCTTTTCATCACACTGAAACTTTTCAATCACCAGCTCTTCAACTAAGTTCCTCAATTTACTGTATTTGGCCTTTTCTCTAATGTAATATAAAAGCACTGTTAAAGAGAAATAATTCAGGTGGCGATTTTTTCTTGGATTCTCACTCTCCAAGTCTTCTATGCCGAAGTATTCAGCTAAAGTAGACTCCTCCAACCAATACTCTTTTCCTAGCTCTGTCAGTGCAATTAATAAATACAGAGTTTCAACTTGAGTTGCATCGCCGCACTTATTCTTCTTCATAACAAGAGAAATATTATCGTATATACACTTAAAAACTCTATGTTTGTTCTCAGGGTTTTTGATATTGCCTGCTTGTTTGTTTTCTTCAGAACAGAATTGTGAACCCTTCAAATAAGATAAAAATGCCTTTAAAACCATGCAAAGTTTGATTGTGGTATTAACCCTTGGGGAAACTGAATAAATAAAAAATACAAATTCTAGAAGGGCAATAATCGCTTTGATAAAAGCTTCCTCTGATCGATGACCTGGATGAGATTTTGTAAAATTATTAATAATCTGATGACGTGCCCCCTATAATTCAGTCCAGTTTTTAGTTAGTAGTTTTTAAGCTATGCAGATATTGGAAAGGATTGAGAAATGGGTAAAGGCATACGCCGCACACCGGAACAGATTATTCGTAAATTGAGGCAAGCTGAGATTTTGTCAGGCCAGGGCAGGACGGTTGATCAGATATGCCGCGAGCTTGGCGTATCGGA